GGCTTAATATCCCGGGGATGAGCGGTAAGGCTATGAGTGCGACTAACCCAACGGTTGTTAATGTAGTACTTGATATCATAAAGAGTCCTTATGGGCCATGTTACAAAATCTTGAATGTGTCCCAGTGCTTCTTCCGCTAACCAGTATCGAAAATTGTGTTTCATTTGAGCTGCGGTGTTCCAGTCGTCCCATTCTTCAGCAGTACCCGCACTGAGTTTCTTGGTGCCGCGAAGCCAATCTGCAAAGGGAGTGCATGACCAGTAGTTTGAATGTTGTGCCATAATGGTGTATTTTCTCTGTTGAACAACTTAATTATACTATCTTTCTATAAACCTGTCAATATCTATTCAAAATGAATCAAAACTTTTTTTGATATCCTGCCAAATTAAGCATGATCGAATATTGTTCGTAGGCTTTTTGGACAGCTTGATTGGTGTGCCGGTGGTGTGCTTCTTCACGTTCTTTGTCCATCAGCATTTGAAACATGTCAATGGGTTTACCGCGATGATTAATATAGTTAAAAAACTTGCGTTCCATTTCAACTAGAGTTCGTAGTCTGCCTTCGGGTATTTCTACTGTGTAGACCTGCTCAGTTTCGTATTCGACAATGTCATTGCGAATAAGATCAGCACGACTGGGATCTGTAAAAAACCGGGGAGGATGATACCGTGCTCTACGCTTGGAATCGTTGAGAACACGTACTTCGTAGTTTTCGCAGAATTGGTCTAATTCTTTAGACATTTTGAATCAGACTTTCAGCCATTGGAAATATTTCCGCAATCACCTTTGCGCAGGCCACAGCCACTTCTTGATGTTCTTTTTGTGTACCATTTGCTGAACGTAATTCGATAAAATGAATCCAGCTACGTAGTGTACCATTCATATAAAGTCTGCTTTCAATTAGGCCTTCAGGCAACACAGCACGAGCCTGTTCCTTGGCTATGCCATTAGCGATAGCCCACTCGTATTCACGTTTAGCGGCATAGATAACTCGTTGTTGAGCTCTGTACCATTCGTTTTGTAAGAGTTGATCATCGACTGGGACGCTGTTCTGTCTGTTCTTTGGATCTTGCAACCGTGCTTCTCTACATACAAACGACAGGTCTCGAGTAGGGTCAGCATATCGCTGACTGAACTCTTGGAAGCTGAAACTTCTGTGTCGCAAGATTTGTCGGGCAATGTCTCTGGTGGTAGTGATTTCAATACAGGCACTGACCATTTCAAGTGGGCTCCAGTGTTGGTGTCGGACCAAGTATCTGATGAGCTTTTCGGATGTGTCTGTGTTGAGTTGATTTGAGGGATTGCTGACACGGGCGCAATACGCAATGAGTTCCTGCGCATCTGAGATGCCCATATCTCGAAATTCGTCTGCGGGTTGACTATATGATAAAAGTTTAACATTCATTTGTATTTACTGCGTAGGCTCTTCAATTGGTTCATCAAAACAAAGACTCTCCATGGTCTTGTAATGTTCGTAGGCTTTTTTAAGTGCTTCAAACTTTTCAAGTTTCTTTGGGTCAGGTACAAGTATGGCCAACCGTTGTTCCATCTTCTTCATAAACTCTTTTAGACTTTGACCACCAACCGTAATATCAGTACCTGCTGCCATGTCGATACCGGTGGCACTGATATTAACTGTATTAGGAGTGATAGTGTTGTTGAGTGTATAACCGGTAGTCCATTGACTATTGCTGGTAATATTACCAATAGTAGTGATACCACCAACAGTTGAACCAGCCCCACTGTAGGTAAAGGCATTGCTACTACTTGGGAAAGTAATGGTATCTGAACTATACATACTACTAGTATCTATGGTGATGGTATCATTGCTGCCACTGTAACTGACGTCACTGTAGTCAGGAGGAACGGCACCGTAACCGAAATCCAAGGTTACGGTATCGGTGCTGGTAGTTGAGACAGTGTTAGACTTTGGCTTCTTTGCGGGCATTTTTTTCTTCTGTGATTTCGTTGCGGCGAGTTTTAACCGCCTTACCTACTTCTTGAAGAGCTTTGCGAGCACGAGTACCTGCGGCATTGTTCCCAGCGGCGAATTTTGCATCTTCGGTTAAAAATTCTTCCATTGCTGATTTGAGTTGTTCTACTGTGTTTGACATATCTGTTTCCTTATAGTTATGTGAATATACTTATTCCGTCTAATGGTGTGGTCGGTAGGTTTCGAACCTACAAAGGCTACGAACTACGTCAGCGCCCCGTCCCCATTCTGGACTATGGGTCCAGCGGGAGCTTTGCCAATTTGCTCACGACCACAAGTATAGTATATAACCTTATTTTTTTAAATGCAAGAGATATCTGTGTTAAATACTAGCATATTATGATTATAGACTTTCAAAAGATTCCGTTTCACGAGATTGTGAAGTTTGGTCAACGCACCATGTTGCATCGTCCGTTATTTTCTACCAGTTGGATTTTGGGCCGCTTCTGTAATTATAACTGTAGCTACTGCTGGCCCTATGCTCGCAGTGACAAAATAGATTACCAACCATTTGAAGTCTACACCAACGCCATAGACGAAATCAAACGTCAAGCTCGCCAAAATGGCTTCAATGAATTCCATTGGAGTTTCAGTGGGGGTGAACCCACTGCTTACAAACAATTTCCGAATTTGGTTAAACACCTAGACGAAATCGAAAGTCCTTACCAAAGCATACACATGACCACCAATTTGTCGCCAGGATCAAAATGGTGGAACACTTGGTGTGCCAATACCGCATTGTTACAACGTAGAAGTATCACAGCCAGCTTTCACGATGAGTTTGCCCGAGAACAAGAGTTTGGAGACAAGTGCCTACAGTTACAGTATGAATTAGTACACGTAACTGTTAATCAAGTAATGGTTCCGGAAAAGTTTTTTGATCTATATGAACGTATGGCTCGACTGCATGCTCGAGGAATCAATGTCACCCTCAAACCACAAAGCGATCCCACTGCGAGTCGAGTGGTAGATGGGTATACTGAGGAAATGATAAGACTATTACAAACTGGATTTCCTCAAACATCACAAGGTGAAGAAGTTTATCAAATAGCATTATATGATAGGGACAACAAAGAATATCTCTTTGACCAAGCTGAGAGATTTAATGCCTTCGGATTCAATAAATTTACCGGTTGGACTTGCAATAGTGGTCATCAAAGTGTTATAATAAGAGGCAATGAAGTTAAGCGCAGCTATAGCTGTCATGATGTACCGCTAGGTACACTAGAACACTTTGAATTATTTAAGGAACCTAAACGTTGTATTACCACTAGCTGTGTAAGTTCAGCCGATAGCAAGATACCTAAATGCAAATAGACACCGAACATTTACACTATTGGATGCAGGCTATTCGTCAAAGTCCAGACCCCATGCGGACCATGGATGCCTTCTGGAGTGGTCAGCTAAAGAGCAAAGAATGGTTGATTACAAATCTTCGTAACCATGTAACAAAATTTGTTACTATAGACATCCACGGTGGATGGGTTGGTGTGTTAGCCAGTATGCTATTTCAAAGCGATGTTCCGATAGTTAATATTCGTAGCATTGACATTGATCCTGTCTGTGAACATATTGCTGTTAACATGAACAAGATTGAAGAAATAACAGGTAGATTTCGAGCAGTGACAGCAGACATGTGTGCCATCCGTAGCGATGCAGATGTTATCATTAATACCAGTTGCGAACACATAACTCAAGACCAATACAATTTATGGTTAAGTGGAATGCCGCAGAATAGTTTGTTTGTTCTGCAAAGTAACAACTATGATATTCCAGAACACATTAGAATTGCAGGCAGTTTAGAAGAATTTAAAGAACAGAGTAATCTTACAATGATATGGGCAGGAGAATTAGAACTGCCCTTATATACTCGGTACATGATTATAGGTCAAAAATGAAACACGCATTATTTTTTAGTTTAACAGGCAAGCGATGGGAACGGGCATTATGGCCGCATCGTGTGGCTACATTTTTACGCATGAATAGTTGGGATGCGGAGGTAATAGACTTTGCAGCATTTTGGAAATTAGAAGAACTACAAGAATTAGTTCGCTCTCGTACATCAACTAATACAGTCATGTTCTGCTTTGGTACAGCATTCCTAAATCCGTGGAGTCCGTACTTAAACGAATTCATTGCGTGGCTTAAATTAACATATCCTACTATACCTGTTGTAGTAGGTGGCAACAATGCCTTAGTTACTCCGGCCGAAGGAGTAGACTATTGGGTAGACAGTTACGGTGAGAATGCTGTTCTAGCCTTGTGTCAGCATCTTATTGGTACACTGGGCGCACCGTTATTAACTGATTCTGCATTTTTTGGCAGTAAAAAAGTTATACGAGGCTTACACCACTATCCAAGTGCTCCGTTAAACAGCTATCTAGTAGACTATGAGGCACGTGACTTTATGAGCCCGTATGAGTGTCCTCAAATTGAAACAGCACGTGGTTGTATGTTTAGTTGTAGCTATTGTAACTTTCCTATCATAGGTCAAGCAAAAGATGTCAGCGTAAGCAAAGAACAATTCAAACTCCAAATGCAAACAGGTTATGAGAAATGGGGCATTAAGAATTGGCGTGTAATGGACGAAACATTTAATGATCGTCCTGAGAAACTACAGAAGTATGCCGACGCTGTGGATGAACTAGACTATAATCCTTGGATATGTGGATTTGCTCGCGGCGATTTGATCGTTAAACATAAAGAACATTGGGATACGTATATTAGACTAGGGTTCCTTGGACACAGTATGGGTATCGAAACATTTAACCATACTGCTGGTAAACTTGTGCGCAAGGGTATGGATCCCAAAAAACTACAAGAAGGACTATTAGATTTCCAAGCATATACAGATATACATGCTCCCAAACGATATAGAGCCAACATACAAATGATTTGTGGTATACCCGGGGAAACAGTTGCATCGTGGAACAGGTCATTAGAATGGTTAAACACCAAATGGACTAGACAAAGTGCCAGCGCACATATTCTAGAAGTTCCAGATTACGACGACACTCTTACTAACCAAAGTCGTTTTACCAAAGAATTAGTAAGCAATGGACTAGTCAAGTTAGATGCTAGACAAAATCCTGGGTATGAAGTAACGAAA